AATTGAAGTCGAGTCGAAGAATCCTATTACTGGAGAAGTTAAAACAGAATTGCGCAACCGCCTTGATGAGAGAGGTGAAATATTAGGATTCACTTCTTCTGGGCAAGGGTATGCGTATGACGAATATATAAACACTTTAGATTTAATTATCGAAAAATATGAAGAATGGGGCAAGCAGAGTGGACAATCTACAACTAAAACACTGAAAGATTTAAGGGCGTTAAGAGTTGAGGTTGATGAAATTGCAAAATCTGATAAGGGAATAATGTCTGAATATGATGAGATAGCCAAATTCCAATCTGATTTTGCTAAAATTAATACAGAAGAAGCAAATGAACTTGGTGATATTTTATCTGATGCGGCACAGAAAATCAATGAGCTAAATCAAGCGACAAATCTGGTTGACAAATTCGCTATCTCTCAGGAAATAAATGATCTTCGTTATGAGGCGGAACAACTCGCGGGCAATAATGTTGTCTTAACCGAAAGTGTCACAAGTGTATTTGACGCATATTCTCAAGGTTTTTCAGAAACGCTTGGAGAACTATCGACTTGGCGTGAAGCGTGGTTTAAGACCCTCGATGAAGTTCAGCAGAGCGGACTTAAAAACGTTGAAATGATGCAGAACGCCCTTTCAACACTCATGTCTGGCGAAGGTTTGTCGGGCGATGATTTTTGGAAACTTGCTGAACTTGACACAGATAAAATTCTTTCTGATGTACAGATGATTGGCGATAAATTCTATCTAAATGAAAATCAAGTAATTCAGTTAAAGGACGCTTACATCAACAAGAATGTAGAACAGCTTAAATCTGAAAATCAAATTTTGCTTGCCAAAAAGAAACAGGCGGAAATAGATGCTTTGTCGTATCAAAACCAGTTAAACAGCTTTAGTTTGACCATGCTTGATGTCCACAATCCAAGATACGCCGAATACAATCAGCAATTTGAACAAGCAAAACACAATCTTGATATTACAAACCAAAAGGCTGAAGAATACGGAGAGCACTTGCGGCTTAATAATGTTCTTGTGGCGCAATGGGAATCTGGACTTGGGGCTGTTGCCAAGACACAAGACGCAATCAATCAACTCGCAAAGAAGTTCCAAGAAGAAGCGGACAATCGTCTAAAGGCGCAGGAATACAAAGTTGACCAAATAGTTGATGGGATAGAGGCGGAGAAATCCGCAATTGAAGATGCGAAAGCCGCATTGGAAGATCAGCTTGCAATCCTTAAAGAGCAAGAAGATGAGCTGAAAGAGATTACCGAAAACTATGAAAAGGTTGCTAACACCGTTCAGTCGGCAATTAAGGAGCAGATTGATAACCTAAAGGCTCAGAACGAGGAACGTGAAGAAGCTCTTAGTCTTGCTGAAAAACTTGCAAATCTTGAAAATGCCAAGAACAATAAAGTCCGCACTTACACTGAGGCTGGCGGTTGGCAATATGAAGCCAAGAAGTCCGATGTTGAAAAGGCACAACGAGAGGTAGATAAAGCCAAAGTTGACCAAGAGATTAAGGTTTTAGAAGAATATCTCAAAAAGTGGGAAGATGTTACGGGCAAAAGGCAAAAGGCTGAAGATGAACAACTTGCCGAGCAAATTCTTGGCGCGGATTGGAGACAAAAGATTGCCAAACAAGATGAAGGTATATTCAACAAATACGAGGAAGAATATGAGTCATATGGTAATCAGCTTAATCATATTTCTAATATCGAAATGCAGACGTTGCAAAAGGAAATTGATATTAAGAATAAGGAAATTGCGGCAAAAGAGGCACAAATTAAAGAATGGCAAAAGTACAAGTCTGCGGTGCAGAAGGCGGCAAGCGACGCAAAGGCGGCGACATCTGACTGGTATCAGTATCTTAGTGACATCACCTTGAATGAAGATAGCACTTTAGATGAGCGTAATAGAAACCTTGAAGAATTTGCTGAAACTTACAGCGGACTTGTGGAGAAAATCGCGGGGTACACGCGTCAGATTGGCGACATGACCGCTTCAATTTCGTTCGACACGAGTGGATTAGAGGACGCGGCAGAGGAGTTGGAGGAATTTTTCAATGCGTATCGTGAGGGTGTAATGGCTATGGCAGACGCATACAATGCTGATGACAACCACTTTGGTCTTGTTAATTCCGAATGGGACGCAAAGCTCTTAAAAGCCGCAAAGGGTATGCAGCTCGTGCATAGTGCGGCAACGGGACGAGTGGTAGACTATACTGGTCTGTTGGCTGTTCATGGCACAAAGCAAAAGTCGGAAACAATATTCAATGCTAACGACTCTAAGAAACTGTATGATTATATCCATAACACTCCAAATGTAATGGCGGATATGATAACTGGAGGATATAAGATTGCTCAAAATCTGCCTAAGACAAACAACGACGTAGGAAATGCAGTTACATTCAACGGAACTGTAATTAATCTCCCCAACGTACAGAACGCGGAGCAATTCGCGAGACAGATGGAATCCTATATGCAGACGGTTCTGACCGAAAGTCAGGTATTCAAACCGCGCAGATAACTAACAGGCGCATACTTCGGTGTGCGCCTAAACTATATGAAAGGAGGCGGTAACTTGCTACAATACCCAACAAATGTAAGTCCTGAGAACACGGCGAAACCTGCCGATGGGACTCGGATGTCGTTTACGTTTAACGGCGACAGGCTCTCGTATTACAACATAAAGGCAACCGATATGGCAACTGGCGAAAAAATCGGTATCGGCTACTGGGGCGAAGCAATAGATAGCCCCGAGGGTCATGGCGGTTGTCCCGCGTTTAACGGCGACCAAATCACTATGGCGCGTAACGCTACTGGGCTCACTAACGGTCACGACTATGTGTGGCAAGTGATGATGGCGCAGCGCGACCTTGCGGGTGAGAACAACTTGTACGACATTCCCGTATGTCGCGGGTCTATTCAGAGCGGCGGATCGGGCAGTCCCACGGTGCTTTTCATTGACAAACATTTGCCGCTGTATGAGTGGGGCTATAACGGTAACGACGGCAAGTATTACCCCACGAAAGTTGACGATGTGGTAATGGCGGGCATGGTGATAGAGATAAACGGCGAAAGGCGGTTTATTGAGAATTATCTGCCAGCGGACACCTACGACCAGTACGGTGCGGTGACGATAGACTCGGAATTTACAACTTTGCCGACTACGGGCGCACGCTATCAAATATATTCAAATTATCTTATCAGCCCGCAATATTACTTTATGTGCCGCGCTCTGCCAAGTTTGACGCTGAGTATGGCGTTTGGCGACGGTAAAGACGCGCAATATATAGATTCTGGACAGGATTCCCCTCTTTTTGTTACGGGCTCATATTCGCAAGCTAACAATTCGCCCATAAAATACTATTCTTTGAAACTGTATACATACGACGGCAATTTAGAAGAACCATCACCGACGTTATACGAGATTGCCGATTCGGGCAAAATTTTCTCACAGAATATAAAATACACTTTTTGGTACACAGGAATCGGTATTGAGCCGTGGGGTGGCGATATTGCACCACAAGTAAACTATCGCGTTATTTGTGAAATAGTGACACAGGATAATATGGTTTATAGTGGCTACGTTTCGTTACGCCGCGAGGGAGTTGACGAAGATTCGCCTCGTATATTCAATTATAGGTGGACACCGATTAACGCTTATGGTTGTGCCAAAATCAACAGTGATACAAGCCCAAGTGGAGCAGATGTGCAGCATTATCGTACTGACCTCAATAGTGGCAAAACAGTCCTTTTGCATAATCCGTGGGATGACTTCACGGTTTCGACTAAGGGACATTATAGATACACCACTCTTTATATAGCTCCCGATACCACAAAAATATATGAGCGCAGCGTAACGACTGACGAAATATATACAGATTTTGACGGTTATTACATTAGTGCTCTTTATCCGCGTCAGACAAACGCTTCCGATTTTGGTTGGCACAACACAAACGAAAATATAAACTATTATACCATAGGTGATACATGGAAGTTTATATGCGACATCGAGAATACGACCGTCGCGCAGAACCTCAATCACGTTGCAAACATTGGTCTTGGTAAACTCCCCTCAATGTCGTCCACTAACCTTGACTATATGAGCGGTACTTTGTCGGCAATGATAGGAACGTTTGATTGTTGCACCCAAGAATATAACGATGAAATCACGCTTGTAAACGCATGGCGCAAGTTTATCTCACAGCCTTGTTCCTTCTTGCTAAAATCGCAAAAGGGCGACGTGTGGATTGTGAATATTGTTGAGAGTCCGAGCGTAGAGTATCAGGAAGATTACTATAAGATTCCTACTCGCTTCACCTTCTCGTGGATTGAGTGCGACGATGTTGATAACGCACATATTTATGTACCTACAGGCTATTACGACGACGAGCGCATTGCTTGTGCGAAGCAGTCTGCATATGACAAGTATGCAGACACAACCGATTCAGACTATCTTTATATTATCAGAAATGACGAAGCATACATCGTGCGCTACATTGGTGTACCTGTGTTTGTTACAGTACCAAGTACGCTTAACGGTTGCCCCGTAGTTGGATTATACGCAACGTCATTTAACTATACCGAAGTCGAGGGTGTAAGACTCCCTGACACCATAAGATTTATTGAGTAAAGGAGGCGATTGAAATGGCTGGAACAGGAACATCTACAGACCCGTATATTGTCAATAATTGGGCTGAATTTCTTGAGTACAATACGGCGGACTATATTGGCAAATATGTTAAATTCCCCAAGAAGGTAATTGACCTATCAATCGCCTACCCGCAAGGGCTTTTTACGGGCTTGACAATTTACCCCAACATTATTGGACGCACAGGAAGTTCAATATGGCGCAATCTTTGCGTATTTGGCTCAAACAACACTATGCTTGATTTTAAAGGCTCGGTGTCTAATCTGATTGTGCAAAATGTTTTTGCAACTGGCGTAAACAAGGTGTTCAAATTCGGCGGTCAAGTTGACATGAGCGAGTTTGGCTGTCGCGTTGTGGGCGGCTCTACGCTGACAATTTTCGACGCGCAAAGCATCGACGTAAATAATTCGGCGTTCTACTTACAGGCAGACGCAAGCTCAGAGATTGATTTAGGTTCTGTCATGCTCAATGATAGCAATGTGGAATTTTATCTTAATGCACCTACGGTTGACACGACTGGTGCGATTGTAAATGCAACAAGATTTGATGGCAAGGTAATTGCAAGCTCCGCTTTTGTAACTGGCATAAATCAAGGAAGCGAGGAATACAATCAGTCGCTTTGGAATGTTTCGGTAGATTCCGAGTCTGTTACTTTGGCAGATAGCGACTATGTATGTTATTTTAATTCTGACCGTATGGCATTTACAGATGGTTCAAGCGGTTGGATTGGCGTATCGGACACAAATCTCGGGGACGAGACTTATTTGGAGAGCGTTGGATTTGCTATAGGTGACGACAGCCCGTGGGCTATTGTAGGCGGTTATCCTGTGAATGAGGGACAAGAACCAAAAGCCTCGATAGTGGGTTCGTTTATGCGTTCCGCAACTTCCGCAACTAATACGTCGCTCATTGAAGAAATAAACGTACCGAATGCGACAGGAAGCATTGGGCGTTATAGTTTCAATCAGGCGCGGCGGTTGCCAAATATTTCGCTGTCGGACGATTGTACTTATTACGCAACATCGTTTTATAGCAGCACAGAAATTACTGGCGGTACACTAATAGAATGAAAGGAGGGATTGTATGGCAGACGTACACGTAACAGACTGGGACGAGCTATACAGTGCAGTTTCGTCAGCAACAGAGAACACGACTGTATATTTAGACAATGACATAGACCTAAACGACACAGAGTATAGGACTGGTGTTACTCAGACTATAAAAAACAGCGGCAGTAGGACAATTACAATAGAGGGCAACAATCATTCAATCAAAAATATTTATCATAGACGTGCAAGTGAACCTTATCATGGCAACCAATATGTATTTGACGGGCATTCACAAGGCTATAGTACCTACCCGCTTTTAATTAAAAATGTGGATTTTGAAAATGTAACTATTGATTACATTGCCTCTTTAGGTTCAAATTATCCTTGTTTTTTAAATATGTGTACATTGACAGGTTGCAACATATCTGGTACTTTGCTAAACAATTATAGTGCGGGAACAAGCAATCAAGCTTCCTCGTTATTTGGAACAAATTACACGAGCTTGAATCAGTGTTCAGTAAACATTAAAGGTATAGGTAATGGAACTACCTATCCCGCATTTAGTTTCAATAGTCAATCGTGGTTTAATAACGTAAAACTAACGGGCGACTTTTCAGTAGTTGATATGCAGAATCTTTATTATTCTTACGTTCAGGGTGATTTTACACAAAAGCTCGTTGGTAGCAGTATCGCTAATTTTAGAATCGCGGGAGTTGCAAACGCTATAAATGCTACAATAGATATGGCAAGAGTAATAAATTCGGACAACGCAACTATGACGGTGATTAACACAGACAATCTCACATTCCCGAGCGGCTCGTCTGCAAGAGATTTGCCTGCTAATTTACTCCAAACAGACACAGCGGGTATGAAGTCAGTTACAACTTTACGCAATTTAGGATTCCCGATTAGGGGGTGAGGTTATGTCGATAAATCAAATATCCATATCCTCTTGGAATCAGGGGTCTTATTCAGGCGGTGGTGTGTATGACGGTTCGACCTCATGCATTTCATCAGACCTCATTACAATAGACCCTGTAATACATTCTATAAAATTCACCACAAGCCCTGTTGAGTTAGACTATTGGCGCAAGCTCCAAGACAATAGTTGGGAAGTGTATGATACTCAATCTTATCGTCAAGGCTCAGTGTCCGTGTACTTGCTCGATGAAAATGAAAACGTGCTGTATAGTGGCTCTCCTGCATATAATGTCGAGGTAAACTTAGATAATTACCCGAACACTAAATACGCTATTATTATGGCGACCGAAGATAGGGGAACTGTCAATCGAAACATTATGGCGAGAGAACCTACACCAAGCGATACACAAGGCTCTTGGTATACAATGCATTCCACCTTAACATATACGTATGAAGCGTATAACTGGTATATGACCGAAGATGATGAGCTTGCAAATGACTATATGCCAAATGAGGTTGCAGAGTATACCACGCCGATTCCTTTTGCAAGTTGGACGATAGTGCCAAGTGTCAATTCAGGCTTCCCTATAACGGGAGCATTTGAACCGACACCTGCTCTTGACACGATACCTTTGCCAGTATCACAGTGGCGAATAACCGCAAGCTACAATAACGGATTCCCTTTCAATGAACTGCTATTAGGAATACCGTATAATCCTCCGCCTCCGCCCACACCGACAATAGACCCACTTGAATTTTATGATGAGTACAATGCGGAATATCTCTACGCTCTGCGGCAAAAACATCGCCGCTATAAGATTCGTGTGGAGCTTCTTGGCTACTACGAGAACGTGATTGGAGAAATTACCCGTGATGTATCACTCGGCTCATCGGGGCAAGTCACAATCAACAATGAACAAATCACGCGACGCTCATGCTCTCTGAATCTCATCAACGTAGAAAAGAAGTATCTGCCGTCGCAAGACAGCGCGATATGGTTCAACCGCAAGTTCAAATTGTGGCTCGGCATAGAAGTCGGCAAAAAGACCTATTGGTGGAGTTATGGTGTATTCTACACACAAAAAGCTACGTGCGACGGCGACACGGTAAGCATACAAGGTGTGGACAAGGGCGGTGCTTTGGACGGCACGATTAAGACAGGAATGTTGGACACCTCTTGTATCGTAGAGGCTGGCACGACGCTGACTAACCTCATAAAAGATACTCTGATGTGGAACGAGTTTAGCTCGCCGTATCTGAATCATAGGACGGGCGCGTCAGCATATCCCGTAGACCCGATAACGCCCATAATAAGCACGAAGTTTGACGGTATTCGCACGCAGAACGAAATCACCATCAACAGCAACGACTACATCTCAACGCTTTTTAGCTCTATCGCTGACGGCTACGGCGCGGACGCATACTACAATACCAACGGTCATTTCTGCTTTCAGGTAATGGCGGATGAGAATCGCATTGACGGCTACCGCTTTATGGCGCACCAGTGGGACTTCTCGGATGAGGACGATATGTACAGCAATGCGAGCGTGGACTTCAACCTCGACGGCTATAACGTCGTAACTGTCTACACCAACGAGAGCGACCTTGAAAACGTGTCATACACGGCGGCAAACAATAATCCCGCGTCACCTTTGCGACTTGATAGCGCGGGCATACGTCGCATGGCAGACGTTGAAATCCCGTATGTGAACGTACCGCAATCCGAAATGCAAGCGCGGTGCAAGGCATACGCGGACTATCTGCTCATGAAGGAAGCAATGCAAGGAATGTCAATCACGTTCTCTTGCCCGATAATCCCACACTTGGATGTAAATTGCACAATTGGCATAACAGATAAACGGTATAATCTTGACCACGCAACATTCGTAGTAAATAGTATTACAATGCCTTTGAGCGCAGAGGCAATGACAGTAAACGCAACCCAAACATCGTGGTTGCCCGACAACACTGGAATTGAGGGAGGTGGAATTTAGTGAATACAATCATAGAGCTTATAGATAGGCGCATTAAAGCGGCTCTTGAAAACGTTGAATATATATCGGTTGCTCCTTGTAAGATACTTGCGGTTAATGAAAACGGGACGGCACAAGTCGAGATGATTTCAGACAAGCGACATTTTACGGTTGCGAATCTGAGCGGCACATCACTTGTGGTTGGTGAGGAGGCAAAGCTCGCATATCGCGGGTATATAAGTAATTCGACTTCTTTTATTATAGGCGCAAATCTTCACGAAAGTCCCACCCCGCCCTCAAGTCCGCTTATCGGTATTGCAACACTGGAGGAGATATAATGGCGATTATTAAAACTGCATTTGTCGGAGAAACGAGAGCAGAGCAGTTTGCCGAGGTGTACGCTTGGATAGAGGAAAACGCTGCCGACCTATTTGCGGATATATCGGGCGATTCTCAGAGCGGGTATATATGGTGTAATAAAAGGCAAGATGTACCAATGGGCGCATTGACTTTATGTCCGAATAATGGCTCATATATTGCGTATCTTTTCATACCCGCGACTAACAGCTCTGGTTATCAGGTTGTATCAATGGGCGCAAATAGTCAAGGCATTGTTTTTGAGTTTGGCGTAAAAACAAGCAAAGGCATCTATATACAATGGTCTATTGGCGATGTTCCTTGTGGTATATTTGTATCAAAGGCAATCAATGGTGATACATTCGCGGTTTACTGTTACTATAATAGCTCGACAAGTGACGGACATTTCGGTTGCGCCAATCTGATAAGCGGTGAAGGTAGTTCTTCCTCCGCTCAGATGATAGCGGATGGTTTATCTTCGTATTATATATACGGCAATTTAACCTCTATGCAAGCGCAGTATACGGCACTAAATCCTTTTGTGTCGCCATATGCCGAGACTTATTGTCCGCACATATACCAACTGCATTTCAATCAATTTGTTGGGCAGTCGGGTAAACTGACGATGAACGACAATTCATACTACACAAACGGCTATTTTGCTTTAGCCGACTAAGAAAGGAAAGTGATGAGTTATGGCAAACAAGTATTCTGTTAATAGCGGAGACTTATTCGAGAATGGCGCTATCAAAGACCTCGCGGTCGCAAGACTTACAGGCTCGGACGTTAGAATTAAGGCTTCGGGTACAGGCTCATGTAAGGTGGTTGGCAAGCTGACCGCTAACGGCGATTACAAGGTTCTTTCTCTGGTTAGATTAAGCGACTTTGCAGTAGTAGATACCATTACGGATAACGAAATCTACGCCGCCGACGTGAGCGGACTGCACTCTATTTCGCTTCAGAGCGCAAGCGGATTTACGAGTGTTTATGCAATAGTGCTCGCGTGAGGAGGTGTTTTAATATATGGATATAGTAACACTGGGAGCGGCTCAGAATTATACCAACGGGCATTTCAAAGCTGGCTCAAATATCACGTTTACGGAGAACGCGGACGGCACAGTGACAATGGCAGCGAGCGGTGAAGTTTCGTCGGAGGACACTGTTGCTCGTGGTGCAATCGCAGACCATGAAGCGGATAAGTCTAATCCGCACGAGGTTACAGCTTCGCAAGTAGGACTCGGCAACGTGAATAATACGTCGGACGCGGATAAGCCCATTTCGACCGCGACACAGGCGGCTCTCGATTTAAAGGCTGACGCAACTGATATACCCACAGTCAATAATGCAACAATCACAATTCAGAAGAACGGCACGAAGGTTGACGACTTCACCGTAAATGCTTCGAGCAACAAGACAATTAATATCACAGTTCCTACAAGTGCCTCAGACGTAAGCGCACTCCCCGCTTCAACAAAGTATGCGGGTGCGGCAACAGCGGGTGGCTCGGCTACATCTGCGGCAAAGCTCGACACGGCAAGCGCGGGTTCTACAACACAGCCTGTTTATTTTGCTAATGGTGTGCCGACTTCGACCACATATTCACTTGGCAAGAGTGTTCCTTCTGACGCGGTGTTTACAGACACAAAGGTTGGCTCGGGGATTACGCTGACGGGATATACGCCCGAGAGCCCGAGCAAGACCGACACGATAGTAGCAACAGATACAGTAAACGCCGCAATCAAGAAGCTCGACGAGAGGTCGCGAGCGGATGAAAACAATATTTTGTTGAATCGTCATTATGGTGTAAAAAACATATTTGTTCCTACAACTGGGACAACAACTAATCCAACAGGATTTACAGGCACAATCACTCGTAACGCAGATAATTCATATACAATTAATGGGTCTACGGGTGGAAGTGTTTATTATCTAATGTTAGGCAGAATAAATATGCCTGTTGGCACATTTGTTTTGTATGCTCGAACAGGCGATAAAACTGGCATATCAGTATATAATGATGGCGATTGGATTGATAGTGGTAATGACAGATATAAAACATTCAGTCAGCCGACTTCGCAAAACATTTTTCTTCGTATAGCGGCTAATCAGACATTAGAAAACTACACGATTTATCCTATGATTTGTGATAGGATGGCGTGGGATATGTCTCGAGATTATGAGATTGGCGCACTATCCAATGCAGAGTTGACTTCGGGACTCGCTTCGGCAGTAGTTAAGGGTACAAAATATACTGCAAATACTGCAAAAACTTACACACTGAAAGCGGGAACGGCATACTTAATCACTGTTATATCTTATGCCGTTGCGGGCGTTTTCCTCGCGCTGAAATATAACAACGAAACATCACCGCGACTGTTTCCTGTCTATAAGGCGGCAAGTTTTGATAATTCGCTTACAGTTGCAAGTGTCGCTGATAGTTCTGATATATCAATTACACCAACATCAAGCAGTATATGGTATATCTCCAATATTGCTACATTGTAAATGAATAAAAAGGTAATTTTATCGGTTTTGAAACAACGGTATATAGCCAAAAAGTGGCTGTAGTTTTTAACAAAATGGGCGCAATCATTAGTTTGGTTGCGCCTCTAATTATGAAAGGAGGTATGCCAATGCACGAAATATTCAAGAAGTTATCAAACCGCATGGTTGGGGCTATGATGATCCACACTCGGCTCACGGAACTGTTCAACTTCATAGACCTCGAAACCGACGCTAAACGACAGAAGAAACAACTGCACGAAGAATCGGACGGTCTTTTGAAATTGGAAAAGTATGCTGCACAGCATCATCATATACTGATAACGTCAGATAATCCACCGCAAGTGGATATATTGAATCTGGACATATTAGAACATCCAAACGATAAGCTATCGCCAGATGACAAAATTCATCTCATTCAATACGCATTAAAAGAGTGGATTGAATGGGAAAAGAAAAGCAAAGTTATATACGAGGACTCCTATCGCAACCTTGTGGATATGTCAGAGATAGCCGCCGCAGACTTTGTTCTGCAATACGTTAAGGACGTTGACAAAGAACTGAGAGATGCAGAACTACTTTACAGAGTAAGGGACGCTATTGATTGGGATTTGGCGACTATCTACGATGAACAAGCAAGAAAGACGTAAGGTGGTCTTATGTATGTAAACTTCAATGAAAACCCTCGTGGGAACTACTACGCTGGCGATTGTGTGATAAGGGCTATTAACATTGTCACGGGAATATCGTGGGACGAAATCTATACTACTCTTTGTGCTGAAGGATTTTACTTAGGCGATTGGGGCAATACAAACGCATCGTGGGACTGGTATCTTAGAAGCTTGGGCTTTAAGAGACATATCTGTCCTAATGATTGCCCGTTTTGCTATTCCCTTGTAGATTTTGCAAACGATCACCCGACTGGCAAGTATATAGTGGCAACTGGCACTCATGCCGTAGCAGTAGTTGATGGTGATTATTATGACGCTTGGGATAGCGGTCATGTAACGCCGATTTATTATTACACGAAAGAAGGTGAGTAAATGGCTTATGGAGTTCCTTATTTTCCTACTGGCGGATATAATTCTTATGGGCAACAATATCCTACGAGTCCGCCAATGCAACAATCCCAAATCACAACTTTTATAAATGTGCCTTCACAAGATGTTGCGTATAGGTGGAATACTCCGCCTAATACAACGACAAATTTCATAAATGAAAACGAAGGTTGCCTTTATAAAAAATCTGTTGGAATGTCAATTCTTGAACCACCCGTATTTGAAATATACGACATGGTAAAAAGAACCACACCGCAGGAGCAACAGCAACAAGAAGCATCTGTGACAGTTGCACCCGATATGTCGGAGTACATGACAAAGACAGAGTTTGAGTCTTATAAAACAATTATTGATGATATGCAGAAAATAGTAAAGGAGTTGAATGGTGATGGGTAATCCTTTTGTGCAGAAACAGCCTGATATGAACGCATTATATCAGCAGTTTATGCAGAACCCTATGCAATATCTTACGGGAATGAATATCCCAAAGGAGCTTACAACTCCACAACAAATTGTACAATACTTAGCCGATAACGGCAGAATCCCGCCAATGCTTCAACAGCGTGTAAATGCAATGCTTGGTAGGAAGTGAGTTATAGTGTAAAGCTATGGCTCACAATGAGTTATAGTCTTTACCTTTCTAATGGTATTAAGGCAATTCCGCCTTGATATATAAAACCCGTTCACACATACGGATGTGAACGCTCAACCCCTAAAAGTTATGGGGAGAAAGGAGGGCTTTATGGCTCTTACAGAAAACGGAATGGACACAACAATGCTCGTATCTCCTACTGGTGGTTACGGCGGTGGCAACGGACTCTTTGGTGGCGGAGACAGTTGGCTTGGCATACTGTTCCTCATCGCACTCTGTAACGGCGGCTTCGGCTTTGGTGGCTTTGGCGGCGGTTATGGCGCAATGATGGTCTTTATCCGTGGCTCAACAACAGCCAGAACATCAACGACGGATTCCGTGACCAGATGCTCAATAGCAATGTGACTTCTATTCGTGACGGCATACAGGGACTTAGCACTCAGCTTTGTCAGTGCTGCGGCGATATGAGGTACGACCTTGCTAACGGCTTTAACGGCGTGAACAATTCAGTCTTTGGTGCACAGAACGCACTTGCACAGCAGCTCAATGCAAACGAGCTTGCAAGCCTTAATCGCTCATTCGCAGAGCAGACAGCAAACACTCAGGGCTTCACAAACGTACAGAGTGGCATAGCTGATCTTCGCTACACAGAAGCAACAGAAGCTTGCAACACAAGAGCTGCATCGGCACAGAACACGCGCGACATAATTGATTCTCAGACAAGAGGCACACAGGCTATTCTCGATAAGCTTTGCGCACTTGAACTCGATGGCGTAAAGGCACAGCTTGCACAGGCTCAGAGAGACAATGTTGCACTTCAGAACGCCGTTAATATGTCAGCTATGAGAGAGTCGCAGACAGCACAGACAGCACAGATTTTACAGGGTCAGACAGCAGAAGTAGATGCTCTCTACAACAGACTCAAGAATTGTCCTGTAAATTCAGTCCCCGTTTATGGCTCACAGCCTATCTTCACTTGCCCGCAGAACAACTCATGCGGTTGTGGTTGCAACGGCTCATTTTAATGATGGGCGGTGATAACTATGGCAGCAGAATACAGCGCAAACGCTACACAAGTAGTACAGGCTACCGCACCTGTAATCTTTACGGAGTCCCCTGTTCCTTGCAATGAGGGACTTGTATTCCATAGAGATGAAAGCGGAATCTTCTTATTCGCAAACAATGCACCTCAGTCTAATTGCAGTTGTGGCTGTAGGCGTATTTATGAAACACTTTACAACGTGGAGTTCCACGGCAACATCAGTTTGCCCGAAGAACCCGCAGGAACAGTTGAACCTATCAGCCTTGCAATAGCTATAGGTGGTGAAACTGATCCTAGTTCCATTATGACAGTAACCGTACCTCTGGTTTCAGATGTATCAGGTGATAATGTTGGAGCTTCAATAATCGTGGCAGTACCAAGTCTTTGTGGCTGTCAGAGTGTTTCAGTACGCAATATAAGCACACAACCAATCAATGTGATGAACGCTAATATTATCTTTGAGTATATTGGCACTCGCAGAATTAGATGAAAGGTAGGTAGAGTATGGATAAGAAGTTAGATACCCTGTATGACCTTTGTGAGACAGTCTCAAAGGAACTTGAAAATGCAAACGAGAAGATTAATGGCTCTGGCGGAGAACTGAGTGCTGGCGATTTGGAGTATCTTGATAAGCTCACTCACACAATGAAGTCTCTCAAGACCACTATCGCTATGATAGAGGCGGAGGACGGACACAGTGGCTACTATATGGGCGGCAGATATTATTATGACAACTCTATGGAAAATAGAGGTGGTCGTTCTAATGGTCGTGGCTCATATGCAAGACGCGGTTCATATGCTCGTGGCTACAGCAGAGATGATGCGAAAGAGGACTTTATGGACGAGATAGAAGAACTCATGGAGAAAGCTCCTGATGAGCGCACTCGCAAGAAGTTTGAGCGTTTCCTTTCCGAAATGAAGTAAGCCCTCGTGGTGGCGGTTAATTCCGCCACCCTCAAATGTTTTTTGAAAATAATAGGCACAGCTAAACGGTTGTTGCCTTTAATATAGATATGAAATGCAAAGGAGTGATAGTATGGCAAAAATCATTGACAAAAACTGGCTCAAAGCGGCAGGAATCAGAGCACTCAAGACAGTGGCTCAGACCGCAATCGCAACAATAGGAACATCGGCAGCAATTGAATCTGTAAATTGGAAAATCGTAGTATCGGCTTCAGCTCTTGCTGGTATACTCTCATTGCTGACATCTGTTGCGGGATTACCCGAATTGGAGAATAAGGAGGCGGACGAGTAATGGACGAAAAGGAACTTGTTTTAGCTCCCGAAACAAACGAGGAGTTTTCAAATGGTAAAGGCGACGATGAGGAGGAGGTGCAGTAATGGGATTTACAAATTCACCTTTGGTATCATACACGCAGATTTCGCCCAATAGAAATGCGCCAAGAAATCAGCCTATTACCAAGATTACGATTCACCACTGTGCTGCCGTGATGTCTGTTGAACAGTTTGGTGCGCTTGTGGCAAATCCAGCAAGACAAATGTCTGCTAATTACTGTATAGGCTCAGACGGACGTATAGGTTTATTCTGCCCCGAAAGCGACAGATCGTGGTGTAGCGGTAGTGCTTGGAATGACAATCGTTCTATCACCATCGAGGTTTCAAATGATGTTTATGGAGAGCCGTGGTCTATCTCGCAGACTGTATACGCTTCGCTGATTAAGCTTTGCGTGGATATTTGCAAGCGCAACGGCATCAAGAAACTTGAATTTACAGGCGATAAAAATGGCTCTTTGACCTATCACTATATGTTTCAAGCAACGCAATGCCCCGCAACGTGGATTAAGGGACATACACAGGAGATTTGCGACAAGGTAAACGCACAACTCAATGAAGTTACAGGTCTTTACACCAAGACTCTCACAAGTGGAACGCCCATTTATAAAGAAATTGGCAAACCCGCCACTGGCAAAATCGAGGTTGCCACTAAATACACAATCGTCGAGGAGAAGGTTGTGGACTATGTGAAGTACGGCAAACTCAAGTCTGGCGCGGGCTGGGTCGAAATGGAAAAACTCAAGAGAACATTCGACATCAACAACCCGTCTGACGTTAAAGAACTGCAAACCGCCCTTAATACAAAGGGATTTAGTTGTGGCGCAGTAGATGGTGATGTCGGAAAGAACACAACTAACGCTATGTTCCAAGCTCTCTGCGAGTTATGGTTGCAAAATAAGTGAAAGGAGCAAGGAGCTATGGCGATAACAGACAAAGAATTTTACGAGATTAAAGGCGAAGTATCGGCAAACACTAAAGACATAACAGAATTAAAGGCACGAGTAAGCGACGTTGAAAAGAAGCAAGAACTACTGTATGAAATGAATAGCAACATCGCGCTCATGGCTCAATCACTCAAACGTGTAGAAGGAGATGTGGGGGAGATGAAGGTTGAACAGCGCGAAGTGGCGCAAAAGGTCAATGCTTTAGAAAACGCTCCCGCACAGGAGACTTTAAATAATATAAAAAAGATAAAGATTGCGGCGATTACAGCGATTGTTACGCTTGTAGCAACGGGAATCGCTGGTGCGGTCATAGCAACACTGGCTAAATAACAATAAGGGATAGCGGGCTTTACGGCTCACTATCCCTATTTTTTCGTTGACAATTTGCGCCATAAATGATATAATATAATTGTAATAAGGCGCATTTAAGGAGGTGTTTTTATGAAAGCAACAAAGCTCCCCTCTGGTAATTGGCGTTGCCGTGCCTATGACAACAAAACCAAGAAATGCAAATCTTTTACTGCCCCTACAAAGAAAGAGGCTGAGTATTTGGCTTCAGAGTGGTTGAATGGCAAAAAACAAAAGAGAAGTCTATCTCGTGAAACCGTAGCTCAGTGCGTAAGGAATTATATTGAAAGTAAAGAAAATATACTATCCCCTTCTTCTATTAGAGGCTATTTAATTATACTAAACAACAGCATAAATGAAATTGAAAACATTAATATTAACGATTTAACGGAGCGCGACTTACAATCTTGGGTAAACAGCAATGCCAGCAGATATAAGCCTAAATCGGTAAAGTCGCAGTATGGTTTGGTAACGGCTGCGTTAAGACAGGCAAAAATAATGCTTGACTTCAACAGCGTCTTGCTTCCGCGTATTCCAAAATCGGAGAAAAAAATACCCAACGAGAAAGAGATTGCTCTCATTCTCGAAATGGTCGAAGGAACTTCAGTGGAACTGCCTGTGACAATAGCCGTAACTCTTGGGTTGCGACAGTCCGAAATAGCTGCACTAAAATGGAGCGATTATGACGGACAAGTGCTTGATATTCATGCGGCGGTAGTGCCCGATAAACACAGTAAATTTGTTTACAAAAACACAACAAAGTCTCAGGCAAGTACAAGAAAAATCGAAGTAGATGGAATCCTAAAGGAGCGTTTAGATCGAGCCGAGCACACAGGAGAGTTTATATCTCCAATGTTGCCAAGTTCCGTTTTGAGAAAGTTTAATCAGCTTTGTGACAAAAAGGGCTTGCCACGGTATACAATGCACGAGCAGAGACATGGTAATGCCTCTATGATGTTGGCGATGGGAGTTCCCGATAAATATGCTATGAAACGCTTGGGTCAATCTTCACCCTCAATGGTGAAGGAAATCTACCAGCATTTGTACGAGGACAAAGAAAAAGAAGTTGCAAAAACTATGTCTGCAACCTATGAAAATCTATACAGGAAAAAGAAAAATACTTGACACAAAACTTGACACACAAATTCACACAAGGCTGTAAATAGCCTGTTTTAAGCAAATGCAAGATTGTTCAAATCTCTCAATCCGCGCCATATTACAAAGCCCTATTTATCGCCTTTCGCGGTTTATAGGGCTTTTTTCTGCCTGTTTTTGGTATCATATTCTGACCATCGGGACAATATTTTGACCACTCGGACAGTATTTTGGACTAAAACTTGCCACGAAACTTGCCACGAATTTATTGCCACGTCAACCTCTCTGTCAAGAATGATGTGACGGGAATGTGAAAATATTTGCAGAGCTTGTTTACTTCTTGAATGGTAAGTTGTGTGGGAGATTTTAGTCTGTTGAGATAAGTGGATTTGCTCACACCTATTATCTTACCCATCTGAGCACAGGTTAGTCCGCCTTGAAGCAAAGTAAGGTTTTGTTTGATTAAATCGTTTTCTTTTTGAGATTCAGTCAAATAAACTTTTGGCATAACATATTCCTTTCTTATTATAAAGGGGAGATTACTTAATTGTAGTCTCCCCTATTTTTTTTACTTTGTGCCTGTAGAACCAAAACCGTTTCTGTCGGCGTTATTTAAATGCTCAACTTCTTCTATGTCAAACACTGGTTGTATCTCGTTGATACGAAACTGACATATACGGTCATTCTTATTTATAACAGTGTCTCTTGTAGCGTAAGCAGGGAAACGCCACTGATCGTTATCTCCCGAATATGAGTTATCAATTACACCATAATGGTTAGTTTGAATGATACCATACGTCTTAAAAGTGCTTGACCTCGGTACAATATTAGCTTCATAGCCATCTGGAAGAATCATGCCTATACCAAGCGGAATTAACTTAAACTCGCCCGCTTTTAGTTCGACCGTCTCAGCAGCTCTAAGGTCTATCCAATCACCCTTGTCAACTCGCTGAATCTTGTCTATCTCTTTATCAAAGTATTTAATCTGAATCTTCATTATTATCATTCCCTCTCTGGTCTATCGACCGCCACCACGAATACGAGCCGTCAGCCTCCTCCAACACTGTGCCTCTAAAGCACTCGCAAGCCGTGTTGCCATACTCGGGCGAGCAGTCATATATTACAAACATATCTTTGACCCACTGATACAGCCGACCTTCCTCTCGGCAAGGCACGAGCACGCGGACGATATTCACGTCACTATGCCGCACCGAGCCAACGGGGTCGGCGGATTCAGGCAGTAGGTCGGGGTGACACCACGTCATTTTCATTCTCCTTTATCAAGCGCTCTATCATTTGCACTTTGTCGCGCACCTCAGTCCAGTCTTTTACACGGGTAAAACACGGGGTATTTGCCGCCGTCTGATTCCAAGGGTAATCTATCGCTATGGAGTAGTAGCGGCGGTCTTTTGCCGTAAGATGCCCGAGAAAATCGTCTATGAGTACGTCTACGTTGAGCAGATACTTGTCCTGTATATTAATAGTATGCTTCCAGATATACTCGTAATCCAAATTTTGCATATTTCTGGATAGGTGATTTATCTTCTTGTGCATATTTTTCGGCTCGGCACTTGTCGCAAACCATACCTCGTGTCCGTCGCGTATCAACTGCTCAACTACTTCGGCGGCGTGCGGCAGAAACTTGACCGTGCGCCACATCTCGGGGTCGCGAAATGCCGCCGCCACAATCCAGCGGTATTGCTCGGGGAGAGCTTCTTCGATATAGTAGGACTTAATATCCTCCAATTTCAGGTCTACGGGCAGACGAGTGTTAATATAATCGAGAATGGAATATATGCACGTTGTCAGCGTACAATCTATATCTATCGCGATTCTCATATAATACGCCCACAGAAAATATCGAATGGGTCTATCTCGTGTCGCCCAATGTAATGATGCGCGAGAATGTAATCTTTGCCGTGCTTCTTATTAAAGGCTTCAACCGCGTCGTTCAGAGCTTTGAAGTCCGCGCCGTACTCCTTGCGGATTTGCTCACGCTGGGCGGCGAGTTCCTCTTGTTCACGAGCTTCAAGCTCGGCAAGTTCCTTTTTCTTCTGCTCAATTTCTTCTCTGATATTCATTTTAAATCCTCCTCGTTTTACTTCATATATTTATATAAATCTGTTGGATTCGCAGATTTCTTTGCTGTTTTCTTTTTGCCCTTCCATAACTGATATTCACGGCGCAAAGTGTCAGAGGTTATATACCACGTTTGACCCGACGAGTCACTTGAGGTATACGTCACCCATAAAAGCATGGTTTCATCATATGGAAACGCGTTGCAAATGGTTGAATCAAGCATTGTTGTCGCGCTCCCACTCATCCATAAGCTGCCGATCCCTCCAACTTTCGTACTCGTAGTCCTCGTCTGGTTCTGGAATCTCTGCTTCTGCTTCTGTTTCGTAGCAACATTCCTCGCAATAATGATTATTACCTAATACATACACTGTATCTCCTACATATATATCTCCACCGCAGCAGTCGCATTTGAAAGCAACTGCTGGCTCATAGTCAAGTTCGCGCTCCCACATCTCCCACGATTCAAGCATCTTCGGACACCTCCTTTTTGACGTACATTCCGCAGCAACATTCCCCTTCGGTGTTTTGCTCACGGAAATCAAGGCAAGGACATTTTGTCTCGGGAGTCTTGTTTAGTTTACAAGGGCAATATCCGTCATTAGCTTTGACTTCCGATTGCACCTCTTTGAAAGTTGCCTCGTCGGGGTTTTTAAAAATCTTCAGCATAGAACTCCTCCTTCTTGAATTTATAGGTTATGTCAATATAAGTTGAATCCAATTTTCTTTTATACATTTTTTGATTAGTTGTTGGTTTATCTAACCCTCCGAGGGTATTGTCATAATGTCCAATTTTGACATAATCAAAGTCAGGCAAATCAACAGGAAAATCATCAAGCCCGCTGTATAAACAGCACTTCAATCCACAAGAATGAACGTAGTTGCATAACTCGGAGAGCTCTTTCATATTTTGGTCGCCACCCATAAAACACACGCAAGTTATATATCCCGCATATTTATCAATTAAAGCGGGAAGGCTGTCTGATACATAGAGTCCTCTGTATTCCCACAAATACTGACTGTGGCAGCCCTCACATTTATGAGGGCAACCACTTATGTTTATCGCCAGCGATATTTCGTCGGGAACTTCTTGCAGAACTATGGCATAGCCGAGATATTTAAGTCTCTGAGTATGAGCCATAATTACGTCTACCTTCTTCCTTCTGACGCGCTTCTGAGAACGATGAGATTCTCTTTGTGTAACCGATTATTCGTGTGGTGTAATCGAGGTCGTGGCTACTACACCTCGGACAAGATTTGAGAGTATGCTTTGAAACATAGCCACACTTATTGCACACTGTATTTTTGACGTTCCATGTGTAATATGAGCATCCTGTTTTAACGGCAACACCAAACAGTTTGATATACTGTTCCCTTGTTAAATGCTCAAGCAAATTACCGTGGAGGGCAGACCCCCCATCAAGATACTTTGTAAGTCTCTTACCGTGCAAGATGAATTTATCGACAATGCTCGTCTCGTCACTTTCGACGATATAAAAGTAAGAATTGTAACAATCACGAGGAACAACATAACCATCCTCTTTATCCCATTTTGCATTTTTAACCCCAAGGTTCTCGGCGGGGACAAATTCTGTATTGAACATAATATGTTCTGTTTTGGCTTTGCGATTCTCCTCGAATATGGGTTTGAGTATCATTTCGCCGTATTTGAAATATTCTTCGTTAGGTGAAATCTCGATGCCGAGGAACTCTGCTCCTTCTACGAATCCGTTTATGCCCTGAGTTAAAAATTGCTTGTCCATATCAATGAATCCCGCATCGTATATCGGGAGCATACGGCTATTGAAACTATCGCGGATAATCTCGTTGAAAGCTATGAGATACTTGTGATTCTTGAGCACTTGTTCTCTAACGGCTTCTGATATATCCTTGCCTTCTCTGGTGGCATTTTGCACCAAACGATTGATGTTGGTTGTGAGAACGCCCTTAGAACCAGTAGAGACACCACCAGCACCCAGCGTGTACGAGAATGTGTTGTCTTGTACTTCATTACGCAAGCGGCAGTTGTGTGTAATAACGCCGTTAGGGAGAGTGAAATACGGTTCGTCCTCGTTCTTCATTTCAAAACAGTATACATATTCGTCGTCGTATTCAATAGGCTCAACTGAAGTAATCTTGTAATACTCGCAATTATTAACTACCTTGAATGCTCCGCCGTTTGCGGTGCGCTTATTCTTTGGGTCATACCAACGTATGCAATACAATGGGTAATTTCTCTGATACTCAGCGCCACGTATGATTACTGGCTCATCGGTTCTGTCAGTTACGTCGATTACACTGTTGAATCCAAGGGAAGTAATAAGCGTCTCGATTTGAGTTACGAGCTTCTCAGAGGTGGTGTAGATTCTATTTGAATTACCGCCATCTGTTAGATAATAACCGTCTAAAATGCCACGTCTAAATTTATATGATTGTAATAAACAATCCATATTTAATTCTTTTTCATGGCAATAACGTCCGTTCACAAAGTCTCTAATAAAATTATAAACAACCCAACTTGAAATCCTCAGAGGATATACATTGTTATAGGGTTTGCCGAGAATGAAATTCTTTTCTTCTCCAATCTGAGAAAGGGCTTGTTCAAGAATCGCAGCGCTACGCGAAAACTTTTCTTTGTTAAGAGAGAGATGGATTGTGGGGGCGTAGTTATTATCTTCATTGCACATACTGCCGTCTCCCAAATACATACCTATTAAATAACCTTCTTCGTAAGTAAGACCTCTGTCTCTTTCGGGGTATGTATCTAAGCGACGACTATTAAATAACAGCAAATCCTCGGTTGTTAATTCATCAGCTCTCTTATCTCCTTTAAGAGTGGGGAATATGTGGTTGTCAGTTACCACCATCTCTTTTTTATTGGCTGTTACTATCTTATACATTGGGCGTTTTGGAAGCCTTATTACTTTACCGCTCACCCATGAGCCGTTGTGAAATACCGTGAAATTCTTTTTACACTCGTCGTAATTCGCATTATACAAATCCTCAAAGCTCATCAGATTGACACCTTCGCTTGATTTACTGAGACACATTTGCTTGCCCGAGAAGCAACAAGACGCAAGACTGTCAACGCTGTCGCTTGTATAAGTAAAGAATTGAGCGCCCTCTGCATACATTTCAGAGGCGAAGTCAAGCCACTCTTGGTCAACCGCATCAGTTCCGTCGTTAAGGAGATTAACTGTTTGCACAGGGAATGTGAGCACCTTCTTGGTCTGCTCTTTATTAAACCACTTCATAAAATCCTTCTGAAGCCAGTTGAATGTCTCCCATATCGGCTCGGTATCGTCAGGAAAAAGGAACTCCCCAAACATACCTTTATAATAGTAGTGGTCAAAATAGGCTATGTTCCAGAAACACGACTGATAGTCTCTCGCCGCTGCGGGCTGAGATATAGAATATACTATCTGCTGAAATTTATCCTCGATAGTCTGCTTCAGCGTTCTCTGTCTCAGCGCAAATGGCGGGCTTACAATGTCGTCAAGGTGATTTATATAATCATCTCCGTAATCCTTGCGGACAAAGTAGTCCATATATAACAGGAACTCAGGCGTTGCTACCGCACCAGCAAATTGAGCAGCAACAGCAAACACGAGATTTATGAATGAGCCGCAATAAGATTCGAGATTTGTGGGGGCTGACGAAACGCCACCGATGTCGCCCAAGCCATTAAGAAGAAACGGGTACATAGTAATGGAAACGCAATAGGGAGCTATGCTTGTTTCATCATGTTTATAGATTTCGTGGTTTTCGAGCTGTCTTATATATTCTTCAGCTAATTCGCCGCCATACATTTGAGTTATCTTGTCTATCATAAGAAGGCGATTCGTCCCTATTTTCTCGCCCTTTACCAGCTCGCCCGCACAAGTAGTTATGTTTTTGTGTTCGACATTTGCATTTGCGTCGTATTTTGAGCCAGTAGCCGCGTTGCTTGCGCCTCTATAGCTCTCAATAAAATCTACGCTCTTGCGGAATTTTTCATACTTTTCTTTATACATTTTCGACTCCTTTCACCCAGTTAATTGCTTCTTTAAATGTCATGTATTTATCGTCAACTCGCAACACGGGCACTGTATCAAAGCCAAGTGATTTGAGGTGGTCGGTATCATTTGAGATACCGTAAACCACGCCCGCGTCGTCAAGTCTCTTTTGGAGTCGTTTACAGTTATAACAGCCAGAGCTATATAACGTCACCATTGCTATCACCCCTTATATTTCTTAATCCACTTCATTGCTTTTCTATAATCGAGGAGCTTGCCGTCAACTTCCATTACAGGTAACTCCTTAATCTTGTTTCTCGCGCTCCACCCCATCGTCGGCGCTTCGACCTCATACGGAATATCCTTCTGCTCCAATGCGCTCATCAGCTCGTACCCGTTGTTGCACGGAATTGTGTATACCTTAACGTTCATACTTGCCGCCTTCCTTGCAACAAGACCACATCAGAAACGCGCAGCCGCACATTGCGATAAACGCCACGCCGCTAATAATATATCCCATCGTCTCACCCCTTATAATATCTGAATAACATATCTATAAACTCGCAAATTTCGTTGCACTTGTCTTGTGTGCTGTTATCGCAGACGAAATCCACGTAATCCTTCGCGTCCTTAAAAGCTTCAACGTCGTGCTGTAAGCGTTTAAAAATGTCCTCGTCGCTATCCCCTCGCTTGTTCATGCGGTCAGCCACGATAGAACTGTCTACGTCGAGGTAAATACTCAATATCGGACGATTGCGGTAGTTGCGATACAAGTCCTTAAGCCCGTTCACGTCACATACATAAAGGTCGGAGCTGTCAAGCTGATTTTGAGTTGAGAAGTAGAAATTCCCCGCAAACCAAGTCGAGCACACTATCTGCTTTTGGTCTGAGAAAAACGCGGCTTCTTCCATAGAGCAGAACGTATGCGAGGTCAGGTCAGCTTCATCATTCTCCCTCGGCGCTCTCGTTGTGTAGGACTTGAGGACGGTATAGCCGTACTTCTTACTGACTTTGTTCACGAGCGAGGTCTTACCAGAGCCCGACATACCAAGTATTGCTATTAAAGGCTTTGACATATTATTCGCCCTCCCCTGTTATCCATTCGCTGTGCGGGAGCTTCTTGCACCAAATGCAAAACTCTCTCCACTCAGGAAGTCGATGGTCTTTGCGTTGCTGAAATATTGTCTTGAGCTGCCTGTAATTAGTAGTCATACCCGCCGTAAGCTCAAAGCCACAAGGATTGCTATAAAGCACCCTAAGATAGTCCTCGGGGTCTTTTGTCTCGTTGTAATGCGCGACAAGCTCTTTCATTACCTCGACCATACGCGGGTCAACATATTCGTTATAGGCTTCGTCAAGGTTGAACTTGGCGATTCGGTGCATTGTAGACTGGCTTGAAATGAAGTCGAGGAAATGGTAGCGCTCCGCTTCCGTCCACGCCTTTACGGTAAAAGTCAGGTCAAACTGCACAATTACGCCGTTAAGGAAATTGTCATGCCCCGTTCCTGTCTTACACATTGCGAGCTTGTCGGTGGTAGGGCTCACGTCCTCGGTACATTGCGAGGTGTCAACGCACATCGGGAACTTGCTACACCTAACGGCATTTTCGAGTCCGTAGACTTTAACATTCTCTATTCGCATATTCTTACCTCACGTAAAACTTGCCTACGAGCACGTCGATAAGCTCGCAGTCGTCCTCGTCGTATTCGATTACAATGGGCTCGCTGAGATTCAGACTGAGCAGTCCCATTATGCTACGCCCGTCAACTCTGTACTTGCCGCTAATGGCAACCACCTCGCCACGGCACTTCAGCGTATGTGTTACAAATTCCTTGACTTTGTTAATATCGTCAATCAGAACTCGTTTTGTCATCTAATAGCCTCCATTCCTGTCCATCGCTATTGCGACCTATTTCTTTTATGTAATCGGGATTCCCGCCAAATACCTGTGCCATTTCAAACTCTGTCATCTGTCGAGTCCATACAGGCTGTTGCGAGTTTCGCCAGTTCATTTCGTTTGTATCTCTACGTAGCTCGGCATAACACCGAGCTGTGTAGCTAACTGTCGTTGTACACATTGATCTTCTCCTTTATGTATTACATAATTCTTCTTGTGGTATCAAATTTTTTGTATTCATCATCACTCATTCTACTCACAACTCTTATTTACCATAATTGCCTATGGAATACATTAGTTCCATACCCCGAAGCATACCACGAATCGGCTTGCCAATCACCAAATATAGTATTTTGATTTGCAAAGTAATAATCGACCGCATCTGCCATATCGCCATAATAAACAGAACCGCTACAATACCAAGTGTTGTCAGGGCAGAACCCCCACGGAACACAGGATGTATACAAGCAGTTTTCGATAGATTGCCCAGTGCGATATGACTGGTTCATGACCGACGCAACGATTTTAGCTCTTTCGCCAACGTCGCTCATACCGCCATATTCAGACGCAACAATTTTACAAAGAAGCTCATACTCTCTATCACTTATTGGCAAATCCCCCGCCGACTGCACCCCTGCTTCTGTCTGCGGCTCAACCACATAAGGTTGAACTTCAATCGCAGGAGTAGTCGGATAAACAATCCTCTCGGTCGTTGTTGTCATCAATGCCGTCGTTGTCTCTGCGGTTGTCATAAACAATGTTGTTGAGCTGGTAGTAGTAGATGTCGCTATAAAAGTTGTAGTACATTCTGTACTTGTCACCTCGGTTGTGGTCGTTGGCTGACTAATTTCTGCGTCTGTGCTCCTTTGCGAAGCGGCAGCCATTCCGCAAATCGTAAGGAGTGAAATTGCTACTAATGCTGTTCCCGCGAGGGAACGTCGGATAAACGATGCTCTTGACATCTTGAATCACCTTTTCCTTTCTTATCTCTAATCTGTTACTGTGTAAGGGTATAAAAATATCCTTACAATTATATTATAGCACTAACTTTATTTTTTGTCAAGAGTTTTTAGAAATTTTTTCGAGAAATTTTTACGTCTGTTTCCTGATATTTCTTTGCCACTATGACCGTAGCCGCTGGCAAACTCTCGTCGGATTTAAAGGCAAAGACCATCGTATCACCACTTGCTCTGTAAGAATAATCTGTATCTTTGTCAAGATCGTTTAGACATTCTTTTATGTCGTTGTTAATCTCGTTGTCTTTTAACGACACGCCATTTACAAATGAAAAGAAGTCTTTGGGGTACTGCACCGTGTCTATTGTGGGAAGTTCATCTTCATACAAAGAAATCTCTTTGTTGCAAGCTCCACAATACAGCCATTCACTACCACCGCCACTTACAACATCATCAAACTTGTAGGCAAGCTTTGACTTACAATGCGGGCAAGTAATCTCATATTCCTGTTGCTTGTCTCCATAGCGGTTCTCAATTATTCTCATTACATATCTCCTTCCATAGCGGCGATGACTGCCTCATCTTTTCTACGCAATCCTTAATAGTATTCACCATATAATCAATTTGCTCATCTGTAATGTTTTCATCTATCGTTATGCGAATTGAAGCCCTTGCAAGCTCATCGCTCAGACCTATCGCCTTTAATACGTGAGATGGCTCGATGCTTGCGGAGTTGCAAGCTGATCCAGCGGACACCTGTACGCCCCTTAAGTCAAGTTGTAATACCAAACTCTCTGCTTCTATACCCTCGAAAGCCATATTGATATTGCCGCAGACTCTATTACCCAAATCACCATTTAGGTGGCTTTTGGGAATTTGAAGCAGTTCCGATATAATTTTGTCTCGCTTTTTGCAGATTTGAGACATTTTTATATCAATGTCTTGCGTTGCTATACATATCGCCATAGTTCCCGCAAGAATACCCAAGATGTTTTCTGTCGAGGCTCTAAGCCCACGCTCCTGACCGCCGCCCTTTATCATCGGCTCAAGGCACATACCCTTTCTCATATAGAGGAAACCGCTACCAGTAAGTCCGCCGAGTTTGCCGAAAGAGCCTACAAGGAAGTCAACGCCGAGTTCGTGTACGTCTATTGGGATATGTCCTATCGCCTGTGTAGCGTCAACGAGAATACAACTGTGCCTTTTGTGACATATGTCAATAATTTCTTTTATAGGCTGAATTGTGCCAATCTCATTATTCACCCAACCAACAACCACATTGCCATAACGCGGACATTCACTACGGAATACATCTAAGTCAATTATGCCCGTATCATCTACAGGAATAAACTGATTTGCATTTCGCAGCACAGCCTTATGTTCAATGGTTGTTGTGTATATACGGTCAGCATTATGAGCAAACCAGTTGACTCCTTCACTTGCCCCACTTGTAAAATATATCTCGTCTGCGTCCGCGCCTATCACCTTTGCAACCTGCTCTCTCGCCTGTTCTATCAGTCTCCGTGTAGATCGTCCGCTGCTGTAAATTGCTGATGGATTGCGGAAGTCTGTCTCAATGAACTCGTGAATAAACTGTTTGACTTCGGGCAGTAGAGGCTTAAACGCTGCATTGTCTGCATAAACTTTCATGTCTCACCTCAATCGCAGTTTGTAGAAGTGGTATATCTGCATATGTATGTTGTTGTGCCTGTCTCAGCGTTGTATCTCGCACAACCTACGGGACTATATATGCCGTAAGCACAAATTTCAGCCTCGGAGAATATCACTTCCATATCTTTATCTGAAATAAAACCATTGTTTAATTGTGCTCTCTCATACTGCTCTTTTGTTATAGGCTTCTCAGCTCTTACAAGCATTTATCATCCCTCCTATACTTCTGAACAAGAGAATCTATGGCTTCTTGCCAAGTTATTTTACCATCATCTACTTGCTCAATGATGTCAGCAAGGCTTTCAAGCTGCTCATCTGTAAAATCAAAGCCTTCCATTCTCGCACTTGCAATGGCATTATTAAAGGCTTTCTTGGTTTTGTCGGTCATGTGTCACCTCACT